GGGTTCGCTCCAGCAGTTCGTCGTTACCGCAGCCAATACGGCTTCGAGCGGCTCCTGGACGAGCATCGCGGTTTCGCCGGCGATGTACACGTCAAGCAATGCCCTAGCCACCATCAACGCGTTTCCCGCCGACAATGCGGCTGTTACGTTCGTTGGTGCGGCTTCGACGGCCTACCCGCAGAACTTGGTGTACCAGAAGAACGCCATCACGTTCGCCACCGCCGACCTCCTGCTCCCGCAGGGCGTCGACATGGCGTCGCGTCAGGTTCACAACGGCATCTCGCTCCGCGTTGTTCGTCAGTACGACATCAACAACGACCGTATGCCTTGCAGAATTGACGTTCTGTACGGTTACAGCGTGATCCGTCCGCCTATGGCTGTTCGGATTTGGGGTTAATCTTGGCCGGCCCCCGGTTCGCCGGGGGCCACCTTTTAATTGGATTGGATAAATATCATGGCACTTCCTAATGGTTCTGGCGGTTATCAGATCGGCGACGGCAACATTGCTGAAGTCGTTTTCACCAATGTTACCGTTCCCGCCGCGTACACTGCCGCTGTTACGCTTACCGCAGCGGATCTTGCGTCTGGCCTGGTCATCTACACCTCGGCCAGCACGGCTAACCTGACCCTGCCGACGGCTGCTATCACCGACGCCGCCTTCAGCAGCGCCAAGGTGGGTAGCTCGTTTGACGTAGCCCTCGTCACCACCTCAACCGGCGTTCCCACCATCGTGGTCGGCACCGGCTGGTCGCTTGCCAGCACCTCTGGTGCGGGCGTTGCTTCCAAGAGCGTTCTGTTCCGCGCCGTCAAGACCGGCGACGCTGCGTACTCCCTGTACCGCATCGCGGGTTAATAGGTTCTGCCCCGGTCGTAAGGCCGGGGCATTACTTAACGAGGTAACGTATGCTCTTCTATTTGCGGCATCCCGTACACGGCAAAAAAATTGCCAGTTTGGAAGCAGAAGCGGCTTACGACGAGGAAAATGGCTGGACCCGCTACGAACTTGATGACCCCGCGCCGCTTGTCGTAGCAGTTGCGGAAAGCATGAATAAGGACGATAAGGAGACTGCTATCAATAGTATGCCTCTGCGTCGTCGGGGGCGTCCGCCGGTAAATCGGGGCTTGTAACATGACCACCACGGCTGGCGACCAAATCAACGGCGCTTTGCGTCTGATCGGTATGTTGGCTGAGGGTGAAACGCCTTCGGCGGCGACTTCGCAAGACGCGTTGACCGCGCTTAACCAGATGATCGACTCCTGGAATACGGAGCGGTTGTCCGTATTCTCGACCCAGGACCAGGTGTTTAGCTGGACCCCTGGTCTTATTAGCCGGACGCTCGGCCCCACCGGGGACTTCGTAGGCAACCGGCCTATCCTGCTGGACGACAGCACCTATTTCCGCGACCCGGCCAACGGCATCTCGTTTGGCATAAAGATCATCAACCAGCAGCAGTACGACGGCATTGCCGTCAAAACTGTGACCAGCACTTACCCGCAGGTCATCTGGATCAACATGGACTACCCCAACATTGATATGTATATCTACCCGGTGCCGACAAAGGTACTGGAGTGGCACTTCATTTCAGTAACCGAACTTACGCAGCCGGCTGCGCTGGCGACCTCGCTGGCCTTCCCGCCAGGCTATCTGCGGGCGTTCCGCTTTAACTTGGCTTGCGAGATTGCGGCTGAGTTCGGCGTCGAGCCCTCGCGTCAGGTCCAGCGTATCGCCATGTCGTCGAAGCGCAACCTAAAGCGTATCAATAACCCCGACGATATAATGTCGCTGCCTTACAGCCTCGTCGGCACCCGCCAGCGGTTTAACATCTTTGCAGGAAACTATTAAATGGCTAACATTGCTATCTCCGCGCTGCCTGTTGCCGCTTCGCAAGCCGGCGCTGATGTGTTGCCGATTGTTCAGGCCACGACCAGCACGACCAAGCAGCTATCCATAACCAACTTATTTACCAGCCCGGCGTTTGTTACGCCCTCCCTGGGCGTTGCAAGCGGCACAAGCGTCACCACCACGGGCAATCAAGTCATCAGCAGCACCGGCAAACACGGCTACGCGACGGGCGCCGGCGGAACGGTTACCCAGGCTACCAGCAAAGCCACGGGCGTGACGTTGAGCAAGTCAACCGGCCAGATTACGATGAACAACGCCGCGCTTAATCTTGACGTAACGGTTAGCTTTACCCTGACCAACACCGTTATCGAAGCCGGCGACATTTTGATTTTGAACCACATCAGCGGCGGCACGGCAGGTTCTTACCTGCTCAACGCTCAGTCCGCCGCAGGTTCCGCCAGCATTAACGTGCGGAACATCACCGCCGGTTCATTGAGCGAAGCTATTGTAATCGCCTTCGCGGTAATCAAAGCGGTGACTGCGTAGGTGAAAACGCCCATCCTTGGCGGTAGCTATGTCGCAAGGTCGATTAACGCGGCGGACAATCGCATGGTCAACCTGTTTCCCGAAGCGGTGCCAGACGGCAGCGGCGGGAAAGAGCCGGGTTTCTTGCTGCGCTGCCCTGGCTTGCGTCTGCTTGCGACCGTTGGCACGGGGCCTATTCGCGGCCAGTGGGTAACCAATGGCGTAGCCTATGTAGTGTCGGGCAGTGAGTTCTACAGCCTAAATACAGACTGGGTTGCTACGCTGCGCGGCACCGTGTCCGGCACCGGCCCTGTCAGCATGGCCGACAACGGCACGCAGATATTCATCGCCTGTAACCCAGACGGTTTCATTTACAACACCTCCACGGCTGTACTCGGGCCAATTACCGACCCAGACTTCCCCGGCGCGGGCTCGGTTGGCTACCTTGATGGCTATTTCGTGTTCAACGAACCCAATTCGCAAAAGTTTTGGGTGACTAGCCTGTTGGACGGCACCGCTATCGACCCGCTGGATTTTGCCAGCGCGGAGGGTTACCCCGACAATGTAATCGCGTTAATTGTAGACCACCGCGAGATTTACCTGTTTGGCAACACCAGCATTGAGGTCTGGTACGACGCCGGAACGCCCGATTTCCCGCTGGCGCGTATCCAAGGCGCGTTCATGGAAGTGGGCTGCGGCGCGGCGTATTCGGTCGCCAAGCTGGACAACAGCGTGTTTTGGGTTGGCTCCGACGCCCGCGGGCGCGGGGTTGTTTACCGGGCTAACGGCTACACGCCGGCGCGCGTCTCGACCAATGCGCTGGAGTACGCCATCCAGAGCTACGGCAACATCTCCGACGCGATTGGCTACACCTACCAGCAGGACGGCCATCCGTTCTATGTGCTGATCTTCCCGTCCGCCCAAACCACATGGGCGTATGACGTAGCAACGCAATTGTGGCATGAACGCGCGGGTTTTGAAGACGGACAGTTCACAAGGCACCGCAGCAACTGCCAGATGTCGTTCAACAGCGAGATCGTGGTGGGGGACTACGAAGACGGGCGGCTGTATGCTTACGACCTTGATGTCTACGCCGATGATGGCCAGACCCAGAAGTGGCTGCGGTCGTGGAGGGCGTTGCCGACTGGTCAGAATAACCTCAAGCGTACCGCGCACCACAACCTACAGCTAGACGCCGAAACGGGCGTTGGCCTGAACGCCTACCCCGCGTACAACGCCGAAGATCTTGCTACGGAGGCGGGCGACGTCATTGTAGCCGCGTTTGTGCAAGGGTATCTGGTCACCGGGGCCGGGGACCAGTTAGCCACGGAAGCCAACGATAATAGCCAGCCGCTAGTTACCCAAGTGCAACCCGACGAAGATTACAACGGATACGCGCTGGAAACGGAAGCCTACACTGCCGCGCCGGGTTACGACCCTCAGGTCATGCTGCGCTGGTCGGACGACGGCGGGCATACCTGGTCAAACGAACATTGGAACTCAATGGGTAAGATCGGTTCTTACGGCACCAGAACCATCTGGCGGCGCCTCGGCATGACGGAAAAAATCCGTGACCGGGTGTACGAAGTGTCTGGAACAGACCCCGTCAAGATTGCCATCTTGGGCGCTGAATTGTTTATCACGCCGACTAGTTCCTGATGGCAAACCTCAACATCACCAATATCCCTGCGCCACGGGTGTCGTTCTTAGACGCACGCACTGGCCTCATGTCGCGGGAATGGTATCGGTTCTTCCTTAACCTGTTTATTCTGACGGGCAGCGGCAGCAACCCGACAACGCTAGATGAATTGCAGCTTGGGCCGCCTAACCAGCCCGAACTGGCCGAACTGCTA